CTTTGTTTGCGAAGGGTCGGGGCAGCAGCATTTCATATAATGATGGCGGCTACACAACCATTACTCACGCGGCTGGCGATAGCAGCAATAACTTTTACGGATGCGGCTTCACCAGAGAGCAGGGTGGGTATGAGTTTCCATATCTAGTCAAATACAATTCATCTGGCACGCTTCAGTGGGCAAAGTCTTTACAGCCACAAAAGGCGACACATACCGCGCCGGGTGTAAACAACGCAAACTTTGGCTCTCTACAGCAAATGACTGCGGATAGCAGCGGCAACACATATGTTTCTTTGCGTCACACAACTGATAGTAGTGATCCTCCCACGTTTACAAATAAAGTAATGAAGTTCAACGCTTCAGGCACTCAGCAATGGGTTCGTGAGATAAACACTTATTGCAGGGACATAGTTGCAGCAGATGCAAGCTACTTATACTGTCTTTCAACGAACCCCGATCTTATAATTACGGCACTAAGCGCAAGCAATGGGGCTGTTTCTTGGGAGCGCACAATCAGTCTGTCGGGTTCTGAGTTTACGCCCTTAAATGTTCACCTTTACGATGGCAGCTTATATATAACCGCAAAAAGTTTTGTTACATCAACAAGCACAACTGGCATGACTTGGGTTAAAATGTCCACTTCTGGGACGTTTGATTGGGATTTGCACATTTATGCCGATCCTGTTTCTGCCGCTTCTGGCTTTAGCAATGCAAAGAATAGCTTTGTCGTAGGCGGCAAAATGTATATGACGTTTGAGGGCTTAGAGGGCATTACAACTGTAGTGCTTCCAGTAGATGCATCAAAGACAGGAACTACAATTTTCCCCCACATTGGCTTTGGTGGTTCTGCGCCATTCTCTTATAACAATTATAAAGCTAATATTATTGTGGAAGATCGGGCAGTATCGTCTGCAACATCAAGCAATTCAACGTCAACATCATCAAGTTATTCGGTTGGGTCGGAGACAATAACAACATCCAATGTCGGCACGTTTGATTTAGGCGTATCATATAACGCAGCAGCAATAAAAAGTATGCTTGCGCCTGTAAACGATCAAAACCCTGTAACTGCCTTTTCAAAGCGCCGAATTGTCTGACTACGGAGAACCAAATGGCTCTAATACCGCTAAACATTCCCGCAGGCCAATACAGAAACGGCACAGAGTATCAGTCGCAAGGTCGCTGGCGTGACGCAAACTTAGTGCGCTGGCAGGAAGGTGCATTACGTCCTATTGGCGGTTGGCGTCAGCGCGGTAGCGTGGACATTGATGGTGTTGTTCGCAGCATGTTGGTCTGGGAGGATAACAGCAACCAACGCCGCGTAGCCTTTGGCACACACAACAAGCTCTTTGCAATGACAGCGGGCAACTCTGTTACTGACATTACGCCCACAGGATTTACAGCGGGTCGTGTTGATGCGGACATTTTCACAGGCTACGGCGCGTCAACTTATGGCAATGGCCTCTACGGAGTTCCACAGCAAGACACGGGCACAGTGTTACGCGCGACAGTTTGGTGCTTAGAAAACTGGGGTGAATACTTGCTGGGCTGCACATCTGATGATGGTAAGATTTATGAGTGGCAGTTAGATGCAGCAACGGCTGCTGCGCAAGTATCAAACGCACCAATTGATAACACAGCCATGATGGTCACAGAAGAACGCTTTGTTGTGTGTTTTGGCGCAGGCGGTGATCCTCGTAAGGTGCAGTGGTCAGACCAAGAGGACAACACAACTTGGACACCAGCAGCCACAAACCAAGCTGGTGACATCAACATCCAGACAAATGGCACAATCCTACGCGGCGTAAGAACACGCGGTCAGTCACTTATTCTGACGACAGAGGACGCGCATACCATGACATACCAAGGCCCACCGTTTGTGTATGGCTTTGAGCGTGTCGGGACATCATGCGGATTGATCGCAACGAATGCGGTGGCAACAGTTGACGCTGGCGTAATCTGGATGGGTAATCGTAGCTTCTTTGTTTACAGCGGCGGTGCTGTTCAAGAGATACCGTGCGAAGTAGCTGACTATGTATTTAGCGATATGAACAATGACCAAAGTTCTAAGGTAAGCTGCATTGTAAATGGTCGCTACAATGAAATCTGGTGGTTCTATCCAAGCGGCTCTAGCACAGAATGTGACCGCTATGTGGCATTTGACTATAACGAAAATATCTGGATGACAGGCGACTTGGCAAGAACTGCTGGCGTTGATCGTGGCGTATTTAGACAGCCATTCTGGATCGCGCCTGATGGTGTTCTATACGAACAAGAGATTGGCTTTAATTACGGATCAGATACACCTTACGCAGAAACAGGGCCGATAGCGATTGGCGCAGGCGATCAGGTTATGTCTGTCACTGGTCTAATCCCAGACGAAAAGACACTTGGCGATGTAAGTGCTACATTTAAGACGCGGTTCCATCCCACCGTCACTGAGCGTGACTATGGGCCGTTTGACATGGCTAACCCAACAAGCGTTCGGTTTACTGGTCGCCAAGTCAGAATGCGTGTAAGTGGTAATGCATCGACAGATTGGCGTGTCGGTGTAATGCGCCTTGATGCAGTAGGCGGTGGGCGGCGATGAGAATAGTGCCACCATTAACGCGGAGTTTTGAGCAGTGGGCTGAGAATTTACGCCGCTATCTTGGCAAGGCGTTAAACCAGCTTGACGCAAAGGATCAGTATAGCTCTGCTTCTGAGGATGGCGTTATTCTGTGGGATCGTGAAAACAAGTATCCTGTTGTGTCTAAAGATGGCGCGTTTGTGCAGATCGTTTTGGAAGATGGTCAATACGCTGGTGCAGTCACGGCAGATCAAACAGCAGTAGCTATAAACACCGCCTATGCACTAACATACACGTCTAGCATTGCTGAGGGCGTAACTAACGGAACGCCTGCAAGTCGCCTTGTATTTGAGGAAGCTGGTCAATACATGATTAGCTTTTCGGCGCAGATTGCATCAACGTCCAGCAGCACAGTAAACTTTTGGTTTTGGCCTCGCATTAACGGAACTGACGTTACGGGGTCAACGATGAAAAACGCGCTGCACCAAAACGGTTCTGTGCTGGTTGTGTCACGCTCTGCGATCTTTGATGTAAGTGCTAACGATTATTTAGAGGCTATGTGGGCAGTAGATAGCACAAGCGGGTTTTTAGATGCCACGACTGCAACAGCATTTGCGCCTGCCGCGCCTGCGTCAACGATTGCAATTACGAGGTTGCACGGATGAATGCACATACACCCATAGACATTCTATTTCAATGCAAGCCTTGGATTGAGGCGGCATTAGAGCGCTCTGGCGGTCACAATACATGGGATGAAGTATGCGCAGGCATACGGTCAGGCAAGATGCAACTCTGGCCTGCAGAGCGTGGGTGTATTATTACGGAAATCGTGGTATATCCTAATACTAAGGCGTTGCATGTGTTCCTTGCAGGCGGTGAATTAGATGAAATTTTACAAATGACTGAAAATGTGAAAGAATGGGCGCGAAAGCAAGGCTGTTCGTTTGCTTCGTTTGATGGTCGATTTGGATGGCAGAAACCTTTGGAGAAATTAGGCTGGAAGCCTCACTCCATAACAATGCATTTGGAGTTTTAACATGGGAAGCAAAACAACCCAGAAAACCGAAATACCAGCATACATTGAGGAAGCTGGCAAGCTGGCTCTGGAACGCGCCAAGCAAATTCAGGCAATGGGGTATGTTCCCTACATGGGGCCAGAGGTTGCTGCAATAAACCCATATGAGCAAGCTGTTGCCCAAAACGTGGGCGGCATGGCTTCTGCGTTTGGCTTATCAGCTCCTGCGGCTATGAGCATGGGTGGCATGCCAACTGTCACTCAGGGCGGCATAACAGGCTACACATCATATCCCGGGTACATGTCATCTCTTGAGCGACTTCGTGAAGTTCGTCCAGAGATGTATAATTATTTCTCTAACCTAACTAGATTTGACCCGATCACAGGTGCGCTAAATCCTGAATATGACGCAATGATAGAAAAGATAACAGCGCCTAAGCCTGCTCAAACAGCAGTTGGAACTGGCAGCAGCTCAGAGGGGTTCCCTGGCGTTGGTTATGGTAGTGTGGAAGATAACACAGTTGACAGCGGAGGCTACACTAGCTTTGGCGATATGTTTGATGGTGGTGGGCCCGGGCAGAGTGGCGATACATTTGGCGGCGCTTTAGGCGGATTATCTAATGCCATTGGCCTTACGCCGTCTGATTTTGGATATGGAGATGATGACTAATGGGCAGCTCAGCAAACCAACCAACAATGCCGCTAACAGGTCTGCAAACGCCCCCCGCAGGCATGGGCTACGACGACACAGGCACACTACGGCCGCTAGATCAAATTAAAACATTTGGTCAGCCAACACCTGCTGTACCTCCGAAGCCAACAATCCTTACTCCTACACCGCAACCTGCGACACCTACGCCAGCAATGGCGCAACCATCTGCGCCAAATGTGTTTGGTCAGGTGCAGCAGTATCAAACGCAGGCTGGTGATATTTACGGAAAACTTGGTGAGTTTGCGGCAAGAAATGTTGCAGCACCAGAGGCTTACACGCCAGAACGTGTTGCATCAGGGCAACTAGCAGGAACTGATTACGGTCAGTATATGTCACCCTACACGCAGAATGTCATTGAGCGCGGTCAGGCAGACATTGAGCGTCAGCGTCAAATGGCTTCCGAAAACCTTGCGGCTCAGGCGCAGCGAGCGCGTGCATTTGGCGGCTCTCGTCAGGGCGTGCAGGAAGCAGCTCTGGCAGGCGAATACGGTCGCATGGGCATGGACTTTGCGGCTCAGCAGCGTCAGAGAGCGTTTGAGCGGGCGCAGCAGGCGGCTCAGTATGACATTGGGCAGAGATATGCGGCAGACCTTGCAAACCAAGCAGCAATGCAGCGTCAGGCTCAGTTTGGTGCGGGTCAGCAGTTGCAAGCAGCTATGGCGAACCAAGCAGCAGACATATCTAGCGCGGGTGTTCGCTCAGGCGCGGCAGGTGGCCTAACAGGTCTTGGTGCACAAATGTTCGGTCAGGGTATGACTGTTCAGGATCGCATTGCCCAGCAGGCAGCATTCCAGCGCGGCATCCAACAGAAAATGCTCGACGCGCAGCGTGGGCAATTCGAAGGTGCTACTGGCGCTCCTCTAGCTGGGCTTGGCACGCTGTCTCAAGTTCTGGGTGGGGTGCCCTATCCAACGACAACAACCCAAAGCACACCGTTTAACCCTGCAACTTTACTTTATGCGTTCCTCTGATATGGCACTAAATGACAGAGAATTATTAGCAAAGACGCTGCAAGCTGAAGCTGGCAATCAAGGGATTGGCGGCATGCTTGCTGTTGGCTCTGTCATAAGGAACCGTATGGCGCAGGGTGGAAGCCTGAGTGACGTTATTCTTGCTCCTGCGCAGTTTTCTGCTTGGAACAAGGTAACTGGTGCCGTTGGCGGTGAGCAGGGTCAGGACATGGCTGCGCTCAAACCAAGCGAGGATGCCTACGCTGCTGCAGACGCAATACTCTCTGGGAATGCCCCAGATGTAACTGGTGGCGCTACGCACTATTATAATCCGTCAATCTCAAATCCCGCTTGGGGTAAAGAAAAAGCTGGCGGTGATTGGACTAAGATTGGTGCGCATATTTTTGGCAAAGCTGGCGATTTCAGAACAGGAGCCGCAAAGATGAACGGTGAACAAACACAAAAACCTCAAGGTTTGCTAGGTGGCCTGCTTGGTGGGCAGGGCATAGGTGGCGCTCTGGGAATGAGCGACGATTTCCG